TATCACTATCACATCACATGGAGTTGCTATCGGCGATATTTTAACGATTGATTACACCACTGGTTCTGCAACTGATGGTGATTTTGCTGTTGCATCTGTGACAAATGATAATGTCTTTACAGTTACAGCCGCATCCTCTGGTTCTAATAGTGGGAATGTATCAATTACACTTTCTGGGGCTGGTAAATATGTATGCGATTCATGGACAAAAACTATTCCTTATAACAACAGAGCAATTTTAAATTGTACTTTTAGGGAGGTCTTTGAACCATAATGACACAAACACCAACTGCTGAATTACAAGAACTTACAAATAAATCAATTATTGAATTATTTTCTGTTGAATTAAAAGCGGATTTACATTTTAAAAAAACAGTTATGACTCCATCCTATTCACAGTCTGGGACAACGATCACAGTATCCCAAAATGGACATGGTATGTCAGTCGGAACGATAATCCCTTTAAATTTTACGTCTGGTAATGCGATTGATGGTATTTATACAATACAAACTGAATCTACAAATCAATTCACTGTAACTGCAATAAATTCGCAGACAACAAGCGGAAATTTAGATATGTTTGTCAATCAAACACCAACAGAGCCAGTCGTACATTTATTTCATAGCGGAAACAATATGAAAGACAGTACCGACATTGTATGGCAATCAAATACCTACACAAGGATGCCCTGCGCAGCAGATGGTTTTAAGTACACTGGTAAAGGTAAATTGCCAAGACCAAATTTGACCTTTTCAAACTTATTAGGAACAATCACTGCAATTATACAACTTGCTAATCAAACAACACCTTTTATAGATTTACAAAGGGCAAAAGTAACTAGGCGAAGAACACTTGCAAGATTTCTAGATGCGGTAAACTTTCCAAGTAATGTAAACCCTTATGGAACCCCAGACCCATTGGCAGAATTGCCAAGAGAAGTTTATTTTATTGACAGAAAAACTATTGAAAATAGAGATGTAGTGCAATTTGAAATGGTTAGTAGTTTTGATTTATCTGGTGTTGGTGCGCCAAAAAAACTTGTTACAAGGGATGACTTTGCAGGGGTAGGAACTTTTGTTAATTTTTAAATATGACTTGGAAAGAATCTTTTAAAAAATATGCACAAGAACAAGCACCTGATGAAGCTTGTGGTTTGCTTGCCGTTATAGAGGGTAAAAAAATTTTTTGGCCTTGCAAAAATCTAGCAGAGGGAAAGCATGAATTTTTTATGCTTGACCCAGATGATTGGCAAGAATGTGAAGATAAAGGTGAGATTTTAGGAGTAATACATAGCCATCCTACAGGGTCTTCAATGGCTTCAGAAGCAGACAAAGCATCATGTGAGCATATTGGTTTTCCATATTACATTTATAGTATTAATCATGATCATTGGTGTTCAATAGAACCTTCAGGTTGGAAAGCTCCGTCTTTGATTGGTAGAAAGTTTATTTGGGGTAAATATGATTGTTGGTCTATTGTGACGGATTGGTTTAAAGAAAATAAAAATATTGAAATACCATATTGGGAAAGACCAAAAACAATAAAAGATTTTTTAAGTAATCCAGAATTTGAATATGCTTTACCAAAATTAAATTTTATCAAGCAACAAAATACTGATAATTTAAAAATTGGTGATGTTTTATTGTTTGAAGGAAGGAAAAATATTCTAAATCATGTTGCTGTTTATATTGGAGATATGATGATTTTAAATCACAATAGAAAAGGTTTAAGTTGTAGAGAGTTTTTTGGTTTAAAATATCAAAAAGCTTTGAGGGGGGTTTACAGATATGCAGCTTAGAAAAATAAAAGTTTATGGTTCTTTAAGAAAATTTTTAGGTAAAACATATTTTGAAGCTGCTGTTAGTTCGCCAGAGCAAGCTTTTAATTTTTTAAAGGCTAATTTTCAAGGAATTGAAAAACACATGAGTAAGCAAATGTATAAAATAAAAATGGGTGGAAGAGTTATTACTCAAGATTTTTTAAATATGAGAGGACAGGGAGAAATTCAAATTATTCCTGTTGCTGTTGGTGCTGAATTTATTGGTGATTTTATAGGAGATGTTTTTGACTTTGTTGGCGATGTAGTTTCCGGAGCATTTAACTTTGTTGTTAGTTATGGTTTACCAATAATTACTACATATTTTACACAGGGTTTGACCGCTGCTTTAGTAATTGGTGGAATATCTCTCGCAACAGAACTACTTACACCAGATCAGCCCTCGTTGAGCGCGTCTGCTGTTGGTGATACTGACCCAAGCATAAGAGGTTCCTATAGTTTTAATGGCATCCAAAATGTCGCCAATGCTGGTGTGCCTGTTCCCATAATTTATGGGCTTGTTTATAGTGGATCAATTTTGATCAGTTCTGGTGTTGACACCGCCCAAGTTAAACAAAGTATTACCTAATGGCAAAATTAGTTGATGATCAATTATTTGGAAAAGACCCTGACGGCAGGGTTGTTGATCCCGATCTTATAGATGGTGGCCTCAGATCAAAGCAATTTGGAACTGTTATAGATTTGCTTGGATATGGAGAAATTGATTCAATATTTGATGAAGGTGGTGCTGGAACTAATACTTTTAGAAAAAGTGTTTTTTTAGATAGTACACCATTACAAAATTCTTTAGGTGAAGAAAATTTTACAAATGTAGATGTATTTTTTAAAAATGGTTCAAGTACGCAGACACCTATAAAAGAAATAAATGCAATAGAAAACACAATTCCTGTTGGTGTTTCTCTTTTAAATTCACCTTTTACAAGTACAAAAACAGGAACTTATACACTGGCAGGATCTGGAGGTCAAACCACAAGTATTGGCGGTGTAACAGTAAATTTAGAACCAAATCAAATGCTGGTTGGTCTAACAGGAGGTGCGCATGGATATTCTGTCGGTGAGGTCATACATTGGGAAAATACAACGGCAACTGCTGTAAGTCTTACAGAAAAACCACAAACACAAAACATCCTTTCAATCCCTACATCAAGTTCTTTTGTAGTAAACACCACCTTTCAAGATGAGTCTTTCCAAGGTGATTGTAGTGTCAAAACAAGTGTTGGTTTGTCAAGGTCAATAACAAACACTGCTGTCGATAAAATAAGAGTGTCAATACAAATTCCATCTTTACAAGAGTTTAAAGATGATGGCAACATTGATGGTGCTGAAGTAAAAATTTCAATAAGAATCATAGAAAATAATGGAACTGTAAATAATCCTGTAATTTTAGATGTGACTAATGGTAGAGCAACAAGTCCCTATGTAAAAGATTATGAAATTGTCTTTGAAAGAACAATGAATTTTCCTTTGACATTGAGTGTTTTTAGAAATACTGCCGATGGTACTGATACAAGATTGCAAAATGCTACAAATTGGCTCAGTTATACAGAAATAAATACAGACACAAGCGCATATCAAGGTTTTGCTTATGTTGCTGTTAGATTTAACGCTCAAGAATTTCAAAGCTTTCCAAGACGTATGTATCGCATAAAAGGAACCAAAATCAGAGTTCCTAATGGTACAACAATTGATAGCGCAAACGGAAGAGTAATATATCCAGATGGTTATACATTCAATGGAACATTTAAAACAAATAAAGAGTGGTGTTCTGATCCAGCATGGATTTTATTTGATTTACTAACAACAGATAAGGGTTTTGGTGGGTCAGATGGGATTATTGATGAAGCTACACTTGATGTTTTTAGTTTTTATTCTGCCAGTGCCTACGCTAGTGAATTAATAGATCCTGATCCAATCACAGGAACAACAGAGCCACGATTTAGTTGTAATGTAATAATTAACAGAAAAAATGACGCATACACAATCATTAATGATCTTTGTTCTGTAATGAGAGCAATGCCTTTCTATAGTGTAGGATCATTAACAATTTCACAGGATAGGCCAACCAATACTGCTACAAATACATCCGATCCTCAATACATTTTTACAAATGCAAATGTTACAAAAGATGGTTTTACTTACACTGGTATAGGCTCAAAAACAAAATTTACTGAAGTTGAAGTTTCATACTTTGATAATGATACGCAACAATTAGATTTTGAGTTTGTAAGTGCAGATGATATAGCTGCCTTAACTAGTGAAGTAGATTCTGAAAAATATACAACTAAATTTGGAAAAATTAGAAAGACCTTAAAATCTTTTGCTTGTACATCAAGAGGTCAAGCAAATAGACTTGCTCGTTGGTTCTTATATACAAATTTAAAAGAAACTGAAACTGTTTCATTTACAACAACTTTAGAAGCTGGTGTGATTATAAGACCTCAAACAATTATAGGTATTGCAGATTCTTTAAGGTCTGGGACAAGAAAAGGTGGAAGGATAAAAACAGGTGTTTCTACTACACAAATAATTGTTGATAGAAGAACAATTGAGGGAAATGATCTTACACATGAGACTGGATCAACATTAAGCGTAATTTTAGCTGATGGTTCGATTGAAACTAGAGTTATTGATTCAATAAGTGGCACAACAATAACTGTTAGTTCTGCCTTTTCTTCTGTACCACAAACAAATAGTATTTATGCAATTGAAAGTCCATCTGTACAATTCCAAACTTATAGAGTTTTAGGATTAGAAGAAATAAATCATTGTGAATACAAGGTAAGTGCAATTATTCATGATTCTAATAAATATAGTCAGGTAGAAGATGCCAATGTTGCTGCAAATCCAAGAAGTATCACAACATTATTAGACATAAAACCAGCACCTACAAACTTGGCTGCGTCAGAACAAATTATTGTATTAAGAGACAGAGCAGTGTCAAAAATATTTCTTGGATGGGAACCTGTCAAATCAGTAAAAGAATATTTAATTGAATTTCAATACGAAAATAATAATCCAGAAAAAGTAAGAGTTGCACGACCTAGTTTTGAAATTGTAGATTCAAGGGCTGGAAGTTATACTTTTAAGATTAAATCATATAATGTTTTAGGAAAATTAAGCACTGATACATCATCTTTAACATTTAATGCTGTAGGAAAAACAGCTTTACCAGATAATGTTAGAAATCTTTCAGCAGAGGTGTTAGATGATAATACTGTACAACTTTCATTTGATCAAAGTACAAGTGTTGATGTGGTGCATGGAGGTACAGTAGACATAAGATATAATAATGTTACTGGTGGAACTGGTTTTTTTGCTAATTCAATACCTCTTGCTTCTCTTTCTGGAAATACTACAAAAGCAATTGTACCCAATATTATTAATGGTGAATATGTTTTAAAATTTCGTGATGATGGCGGACGTTTAAGCCCACTTGAAACTTCAGTAATTTTAACTTCACCTGTACCAAGACCTAAACTACTTGTTTTCACAGACAGAGAGGACACTGATTCCCCACCTTTTGCTGGAAAAAAACTAAATACATTTTTTAGCGCAAGTTTAAATGGTTTAGTTTTAGACTCTTCTTTTTTCTTTGATAGTGTTTTAGATGTTGACCAAATTTCAGATTTTGATTTTAGTGGTGATGTTGCAATTTCGGGTTCTTATGAGTTCGCAAATACACTTGATTTAGGTTCTAAACAAGATGTTAATTTTAGAACTCATTTCAAGACAGAGGGTTTTCTTCCTAACTCTTTATTTGATAGTAGAGGTTTGATAGATTCATATTTAGACTTTGATGGAGATAAAAGCGAAGATGTTTCTGCTGAATTATTGATTGCAACAACAGATTCAGACCCAGATACTGCTGTAGCAGCAACTTATTCTCAAAGTGGTGGAACCATAAGCATTACAAAAACTTCTCATGGTTATTCTGCTGGCAATTTTGTTGATATAGATTTTACAAGTGGCAATGCTGTTGATGGTTTTTTAAAAATAACTTCGATTACAAATGCAAATGTTTTTACTGTTGAACCTAGTCGAGTAGGAAACGATGTTACTTATGTTGTTTTAAATAATGGTACTGGTGAATTTAGATTTACTCTTCCTTCGCATCAACATTCAAATCACGCTGGATTATCTGTTGGTGAGACAATAAATGTTGTTGTCTCAACAGGTCTTTTAGCAGATGGGGATTATGTAATTACTTCTTTACTTCCAAGTGGACAAGTACAAGTTGGAGTTTCAAATAATAAAACTTTAACAAGTGGTAGATTTTCTTATATAAGAGTAAAAGACAGTTCTGGAAATAATATTACTACTAGCGGTAATTGCACTTACAGCGCAGAATTTAATAACTACAGACCTTTTACAAATTCATCTTTTACAGCAAGAGGTTTTAAATTTAAATGTGATTTAACAAGTAACGATGTTGCACAATCTATTGATGTTGAACAGCTTGGATATACAGCAGAAATAGAAAGCCGAACAGAAACAAGTCTTACCAATGCAGGGGCTACAAATGGTTTAATAGCTTCGGGGACA